TTCGCATAAGTATCAATCATACTTTGATGAACTTTATATTAGTATTACTCAACAAACTTATGAGAACTGGGAGTGGATTGTTTATCTCAATGGAGAATTTAAGAAATCCCAACTCTCAAAAGAAATTCTAAATGATGAGAGAGTAAAGATATACACCAACTACGATGGAAATACAAACATTGGTTATGTAAAGAACAAGGCATTCTCATTAGGAACTGGTGATGTTCTGGTGGAAATGGATCATGATGATATTATTACTCCAGATTGTTTAACAGAACTTGCAATTGCATTTAAAAATAATCCAGAGTGTGGATTTGTTTATAGTGATAATGCAACTTATCATATGGAAGATAAGTTTGTTCCTTACGATTCAACATTTGGTTGGACTTATAGAAATTATGATTGGAATGGTAAGAAGTTGGCTGCAATGAACACTTTTGAATCTTCTAGTCATTCTCTATCTTATATTTGGTATGCACCAGACCATGTTCGTGCCTGGAGAAAGAATACTTATGAAGATATTGGTGGTCACAATGTAGAACTCTCCATGTGTGATGACCACGAACTGATGATAAGAACTTATTTGGTTACAAAGTTTTATCATATTCCTAAAGTTCTTTATATCTACAGAATTACCGGTGATAATAGTTTCCTTGAAAGAAATGATGCAATACAAATTAAAACTAAAGAACTTCATAATCAATATGCCCAACTCCTTGCAGAAAGAGATGCTGATTTAAATGGATTACTTAAGATTGATATTGGTGGTGGTTTATTCCCAAGAGCAGGATATACTACAATAGACCAAGAAGATGGAGATATTAACTGCGATTTGAATGATGGTATTCCTTTAGAAGATAATAGTGTAGGAGTACTGAATGCTTCTCATGTGATTGAACACTTACGAGACCCTATGAAAACCATGAGAGAGATACATAGGGTTCTTGCTCATGGAGGATGGGCATTTATTGAGGTTCCATCTACTGAAGGTAATGGTGCCTGGTGTGACCCAACTCATGTATCTTTCTGGAATGAAGATAGTTTTCCTTATTATACAAGGCAATCTAAGGCACAATTTATTAGAAACAAAGATATAAGATTTTGTTCTTTAAGATTAGAAACAAATTGGTGGCCAGGAACCAAGATTGCCGTAGTAAATACTCATCTGGTTGCACTCAAAGAAGGTCCAAGATTTCCTGGATCTGTTGAGATTTAAGCACTACTTGCACTGATGATAAGTGTAGAGTGGATGTAAACTTTAACTTCTTAACTAAAACATCAAGACCTTTCCAGAACCTCATATAAACTGCTATAATATATAAAGAATATCTATAAAAAAATATGAATTTTACAATTTATTCTAAACAAGATTGTCCAAATTGTTATAAAGTCAAACAAGTACTGGAGTTGACAGGAAGTAACTTTGTGGTGTATACTTTAGAGAAGGATTTTTCTAGAGAAGAATTCTATTCGGAGTTTGGTGAAGGTTCTACTTTCCCTCAAGTTATTTGTGATGACCAAAAACTTGGTGGATGTACCGATACCGTCAAATACTTAAAAGAGAATCAAATTGCCTGATACATCTATAAATAACAATAACTACGATGGTATAAATCGTGGAGTAGAACTTATTCTTAGTGGAGGTAAAAGAAGGCAACCAAAAGATTTTCATATTATTTTTGAGAAGTTACTTTGTTTTTTAAGACGAGAAGTAACTATCTATTTTGAATTCTCTTTAACTGTAAAGAAAAGAAAAACAATTCCTATAGGGAGAAAAGAAAATGTTAGCAGTTAGCTTAGTAGTAGGTTCTTTTTTAATCATATTGTTCTTTACATTGGGAATTGTAATTGGATGGGTTGCCCGAGAGTATATGATGAGTTATAGGGAAATTCCTAGAATTCATCCAGAAATGTTTGATAACCAGGGAAATCTGATTCCTGACGAAGTACTAGCAATTCGTTTTGAAGAAGGTTACTTTGATTCAGACGAAGACGACGACGACGAAGACTAATTTTTTTTCAACTGATAATAATTATGACTACAACAAAAATTAAAGCAACAACTAAAACAGTAACTAAAAAGGTAGAAACAGTATCTGAAGATCTTCCTTCTAATCCTTTTTCTTTTGAAGTTTTGAATCTTGTATCTAAACAAAGTTCAAATGTAAAGAAGATAGAACTACTTAAAAGATACGATCACCCTTCATTGAAGGCAATTTTTATTTGGAATTTTGATGAGACTGTAACTTCTCTTCTTCCAGAAGGCGAAGTTCCTTATGCGGCGACAAGTGAGCAAAATTCTTTCAGCGGAACTCTTTCTAAAAAGATTGAAGATGCTGTGAGTAAAATGAATGAGATGGGATCAAATTCTCTTGGTTCTCAAGATCAGGGAAGATCATCAATTCGTAAAGAATTTCAAAAATTTTATAATTTTGTCAAAGGTGGTAACAATGGACTAAGTTCTATTCGTAGAGAAAGTATGTTCATCAATATTCTTCAAGGTCTTCATCCACTAGAAGCAGAAATTCTAATTCTTGTAAAGGATAAGAAACTTAATACCAAGTACAATATTACCAAAGAAATAGTTACAGAAGCATACCCTGATATTCAATGGGGAAATCGAGGATAAATTTAATTTTTTAATTATGAGGAATAAATTTGGAAAATATAAGCAAAACTAATACAATGGCGGCAGAACAAGAAAAAACATCCACTAAAGAGAATAAATCTGAAGTTTGGTCCAATCAAGAAAGAGAATCTTCTAGGTCTCGCTATGGATGTGAAATTTTACATGAACAGTGTACGCAAAAGGACGCAAAGAATAACCAACTTCCTCTTGATTCGCATCTAGTTACCTATGAAATTGATGGTAATATATTTTATGATATTATCAAAACGAGTAGGAAAGTTGGTATTTTTGATATGTACTATGATAAATTTGGCAACTGTCTTAAATCTATTGAATGGACTGATGGTAAAGTAAGTCCTAGACTCTGGGGTTATAAACCGCCCCAAACAAAAAAGAGAAAATGATTACAAAAATACTGTGAAAAAATTTTCCAGTATTTTTTTGTTTCAATGAGATTTTATAAATAACTAAAAAGACGAAAAAATATGAAATCGTTTAATCAGTTTTTGCAAGAATCATATTTGAATGAAGAACCTGCGGGTAGACCAATGAAGAAAAGAAAACCTGGTGGACCAACATATGAGCAAGAAAGGGCGAGAATTTATGCTGAAGATGAGGCAAAGAAAGCAAGAGCAGCACAAAGAGGTCCAACAGGTGCTGCTGCTGATCGTTCAACGCAATTTAGACCACAGGGAACTACTACTACAGTTCCTGGATCTAGTGTAAGGGGTTCTACACCATCCTCATCACCCACAAAAGCATTACCTCCCAGTCCAAGAGGTGGAGAAATAGTACGTCCTACTGGTAGGAATCCAAATATTCCAGATGCTATGATAAGGGGGGCACAGGATGCTGCAAATAAACCTCCTGCCACACCCAAACCTCCTGCTTCTACACCTACTAAACCTCCTTCTTCTGTAGGAAAACCACCAGCACTTTCTTCAACCAATGCGAGAAGGGCATCTGCAGAAGCAAAGCAAGCAAAAGCAGCTGCTGGAACTGGATCAGCTGGAAAAACAATCGTCACTCCACAATCTTCCGCTTCTACTGCATCCTCTTCTGCCGCCAAACAAGTAGAAAAATCTGCTGCTAAGGAAGCAGAAAAGGCGGCCGCCAAAACAGCAACAAAAGCAACAGGGAAAGGTATTCTCAAGGGACTTGGGAGAGTTGTAGGTCCTGCTTCTGCAGCTATTGATGTTGCCGATGAGAGATCAAAAGGTTCTGGGTGGTTAAGATCACTCGCTAAAGGTGCTACAGTTGCCGCTGGTGGTGCTCTTGGCGGTGCAGGCGGAAGTGCTGCCGGACCAGTTGGAACGGTTGCTGGCGCGGTAGGTGGATCTATGGCAGCATCTAAGGCATTTGATGTTGCCGCTGGTGCGAATGCAAAAGAAAGAAAGGCAATTGCAACAACTAATCGTCAAGGTCAGTCGGGTGGTGCAATCAAAGGTATTGGTGGCAAGACTACTTTCGATACCAAAAAGAATACTATTACAACTGGTACGGGAGCACAAAGAAAAACTGCCCAATTAGGTAAGACTTCTGTTGTTACTGGACCTGGTGGTAAGCAAGAAGTTGGAAATCTTGCATATAAGGGCGGTAAGGCAGTTTATAAGAGATCAGATACAAAGAGTCTGGCGCAGACTTCTTCCAATCCATTAGAAAGAATTGGTAGATCTTTATTTGCTGGTGCTTACAAGAAATCTGACGCGGCGAATGCTGCTAAGAAACTTGCTACGGCGAGACAGTCTGATGCTACCCGCAACAAAGCACTTGGAGTCAAGTTCAGTCCTGGTAAATAAAATTAATTGTAATGCGCCAATATTCTGGGGGGATTGATTCCCTCCTTTTTTTGTGCTAGAATGAATTGAAACAATTCTAACCTATGGATAAGGAAAAAGTAAAACTTATCGTCCGTAATTTGGAACTCCTTGTGGATTCTTTAAAAACGGAAATCTATTCGGATGTATCATCATACCGATATGATAATATTAAACCAAGGGAAGTGGATTATGATGAAGTATTCGAGGATGACGATGACTAAAAGGGTAAAACAATTGGTAAGGATGCTTGAGAAACTTACGAAACAGGATCATTTGTATTCTGGTGAGCAACTTAAAGAGATGAAGTCTCAACTACGAGTTGTCAAAGAAGAACTTGCACAAATCGAAGCAAAATACTCAAAAGGATTTGGAAAGAAATGAAACCTATTAGAGCAAAAGACCTTCTTGAATTGGACCAAAATATGAAAGTTGTGATGCTTCGGCAGACACAACTTCCACAAACTTTGGCGTGGCAAGGTGGTAAGAATGATTACTCGGAGGAACCTATTCATACAATATTTCCACCAAATGAGAGGGAGTGTGGTAAATGGGTTATTGAGCAACTACTTGCAAATGATCGTGGACACTGGGGACCATTGGAGCACCCTGCGATTACCTTTGATTGTGTCGGATTTGTTCATAATGTAATTGTTCAGGCACGAACTCATCGTGTTGGTGTATCATTTGATGTTCAATCTCAACGTTATACTGGTCGTCGTGTTCTGAAGGTTGCTAAAGGTGAACTTACTCCTCAAGAGGTTTATTATGTGCGTCCAGAAGGTCTCTATCTTGACCGCAAAGGGCACAAGTATGAATGGAAGCAGGAAGATTATGAAAGGCAGTTAAAGTTCTGTCTGGCGGCATCTGAGAGGTATGCAGAAGTATTTAATACTCGTGGTATGGCTGAAGAGCATCTTCGTGATTATCTTCCGCAGAATATCCGCCAAAACTTTGTAGTTACATTCTCACTTCGTGCTGCACTACACTTTTTGGATCTTCGTGCAAAGATGGATGCACAGGTAGAAATTCAGGCACTCTGTCACGCAATTTCTCCTATAATGAAAGAATGGGTTCCAGAAATCTTCAGTTACTATGAAGAAAAAAGATTGTATAGAGCGAAACTTTCACCATAAATATTTTTGTAAATTATTATAAACAATGGCAATTTATCCGATCAAGAACAAAGAAACTGGTGAGACTAAAGTGATTGAAATGAGTGTTCATGACATCACACAGTGGTATCAAGACAATCCTCAGTGGTCCAGAGATTGGTCACAAGGATCTGCAAGTCCAGGAGAAGTTGGAGATTGGCGTAACAAGTTGGTCTCTAAACACCCAGCATGGAATGAAGTTCTGGGTAATGTAAGCAAAGCTCCCAAATCAAGAGTAAAGAAAATCTAACCTACCTAATATGGCAAGAAGAAAAAGGACGAACGATCAGCAAAATGGTGTTGATCTTACAACCCGACAGACAAAGAAAAAGAAAGCACTTGGGAATGAGTATCTATTAGATATTGAACCACTCACAGACAATCAAAGAAAACTTTTTGATGCATATGCCGAAGGCAAGCATCTTGTCGCATATGGTTGTGCAGGAACTGGTAAGACTTTCATCACTCTTTATAATGCTCTCCGTGAAGTTCTTGATGAAAAAACTCCTTATGAGAAAATCTATCTGGTTCGTTCTTTGGTTGCTACAAGGGAGATTGGTTTCCTCCCTGGTTCCTATGAGGATAAGTCAGACATCTACCAGATTCCTTATAAGAATATGGTGAAGTATATGTTCCAGATGCCTTCTGATGCTGAGTTTGAGATGCTTTATGGTAATCTTAAGTCACAGGAGACGATTAAGTTCTGGAGTACTTCATTCTTAAGAGGAACCACACTTGATAATTCGATTGTGATTGTAGATGAATTCCAAAACGCAAATTTCCACGAATTATGTTCTATTATCACTCGTGTTGGTGAAAACTCTAAGATTATGTTCTGTGGAGATGCTACTCAATCCGATTTGATTAAAACAAACGAGAAGAATGGCGTAATTGACTTTATGAAAATTTTGAGAACGATGCCTTCTTTAGATATAATTGAGTTTGGTATTGATGATATTGTTCGTTCTGGATTAGTTAAGGAATTTCTAATTGCTAAAGAAACATTAAATCTTTGAATTATATGTCTAACTCGTGGAAGTTTAGATTTATATAAATAATTATAACCTTTTATGAGTTAGATAATGTATAAAATTTACTTAATTAATAATCTTGAAAATAAAAAACAGTATGTCGGAATAACCAAATTTTCCATCACTGAAAGATTTTATCAACATACCAAAAGAGGATTTATTTTAACTGAAGCAATCAAAAAATATGGTGAAGATAAGTTTTCTATTGAATTGATTGAAGAAGTTGATACTGCTGGAAGAGCATATGAATTGGAGCAATATTATATTAAAGAATATAATAGTAAAGTTCCTTATGGTTATAATATAACTGATGGTGGTGATGGAATTTTTGGTTGGGAAGCAACTGAAGAATATCGGCAAGAATGCTCTGAAAGAGTTAAACAACTTCATAAAGAGAAAAAAGTTGGTATGTATGGTAAAATGCATAGTGATGAAACTAAAAAAAAGATGAGTGAGGCATCTAAAGGGAAATCTAAACCTTGGTTAATTGGTAGGAAATTCAGTCCAGAAACTATTGAAAAATTACGTCAATTAAGTCTTGGTAAAATTGCTAGTGAAGAAACTAGAAAAAAAATAAGTGAAAATCACCACGATGTGAATGGAGAAAATAATCCTATGTATGGGAAAAAACATTCTCCAGAAACTATTGAAAAAATAAAACAAAAAGCAAAAAATCGTCCCAAAAGAATTTGGGTCAATAATGGAACTGAAGAAAAACTTATAACAATTGACGAATCTATACCTATGGGTTATAATAAAGGGAGAGTGAGGTTTTAATGTTCAATCATGTTGATGTGACTCTCCCGAAACTTGATCGGGAGACTATAGATGGTGTTCGTTATTATAAAGTTCCTGGCGAAGATGAAGAATTTCTCAAGTTAGTTTCAATCACTTCCATTACAAGTCATTTCAACAAGGAAATCTTTGTGAAATGGCGAAAGAGGGTTGGAGATGTAGAAGCAGACCGTATCACGAAACTTGCAACAAGTCGTGGTACGGATACTCATACTCTTACTGAGTATTTTCTGAAAAATCAAGATCTTCCTACAGATATTCTTCCAATCTCGGAGTTTCTGTTTAATATTTCTAAGTCTGAACTTAAAAATATTGATAATATTCACTGTTTAGAAGGTTCCCTATATAGTAAGCAATTGGGTATTGCAGGAACGACGGATTGTATTGCAGAATACAACGGCGAATTAGCAATTATCGACTTTAAAACTTCTAAGAAACCCAAACCACGCGAGTGGATTGATCATTATTTTGTTCAGTGCTGTGCTTATGCAGCAATGTACTACGAACTGACTGAGATACCAGTCAAAAAATTTGTTATCATTATGTCTTGTGAAAATGGAGAATGTGTTGTTTATGAAGAATACGACAAAGCAAAGTACCTTAAATTACTCGTCCAATATATTAGAAAATTTGTTGGAGATAAACTTGAGCAGTATGGAACCTAACAAGGAATTAGAAAAGGCAATAGAGGATAAGTTTCTAACTCCTTCTAAATTTGCACTGGAAGTAGAAAAGATTGTTGCAGAAGAAAAATGTAACTACATTGATGCTATTTGCCATTATTGTGAGATCAATAAGATTGAGGTAGATTCAATTACGAAATTGGTATCAAAACCCCTCAAAGAAAGATTGAAGTATGATGCTATCAATCTGAATTTTATGAAAAAAACTTCGAAGGCAAAATTGCCTCTTTAATACTAAACTATATAATAATGCCTGAGTTGGGTGCAATCTTCACAGGTAGATTAGGGGCAGTAATGCCTCTTTTCTTGTATAAATAGTAATGCACCCAACTTAAGAGCAGAAATGTACTATGTTTATCTCTGGGTAAGGGAAGACCGAACTCCTTATTATGTCGGTAAAGGTAAAGAATACAGGGCATATGTGAAGCATACTTGGGGAAAAAGATGGATTTCTCCTCCACCAAAGGATAGAATAGTAATAGTTAAATATTTTGATAATGAAGAAGAAAGTTACTTATTTGAAGAGGAGTTAATATCCGTATATAAAAGAAAAAGTGAGGGTGGTATTCTGATTAACAGAAGCATTGGTGGAAAAAATAGAGCAAGTTTAATAAGAAGTAAAGAAGAAAAAGAAAAATTGAGAATTGAATCTGTAAAAAAATATCAACAATCCAAAAAGGGAAAAGAAACTTATGATAAATGGGTGGAGGAAAATGGAGAAAGAGTAAAGGAAATTAAGAAAAAATATAGAGATAATAATAAAGAAAAATTAAATGAAAAAGGTAGAAATAGTAAAACAAAAAAAGAAGTTAATAAAAAATATAGAGAAAAAAATAAAGAAACAATAAGAGAAGTTCAAAAACAATATCAAATAAAAAATAAAGAAAAATTAAGAGAATATCATAAACAGTATTATCAAAAAAATAGAGAAAGATTAATAGAATATCAAAGACAACGTGACCTAATGAAAAACCTTGAAAATGCGCCTCTGGATCTGGAGTCTTGACTCCACCCAGAGTTCGTGCTATAATACATAGAGTTATAATGTAAGAAATTGAAGGTGACTCCTTATCAAGTTTATATTGAATATCTTGCCCTAAAATCACATTTTAGTAATGTAAAATACGATTACTTCAAATACAACAAAAAAGTTCGTGCCTCTGCAACATCGTTTAATGCCCGATCCGATAAATACTGGTTCGAGAAAACAAGTCGCAAATATAAAGACGAAGAGATTGTTGATTTCTTGGTTGCAAACTTCATAGAATCTAGCAGTGTAAATCAAATATGGATAGGTCAAATTATAAATTTTGGAGAAGAAACATACCGAGAGTGGATGAAACGACAGCAGAGTTTGACCTACTTGTTCAAAGAACAATCGGAAGAATTACTCTCGGAAATCAAATTAGAAGATGCCTTCAACTGTTCGAAAGGTCATCCACCAGTTCTAAAAAAATTCCTGGGTGGGAAGATTTCACCTGAAGTCTTAGTAATTTATGATATACTATTTCAGTTCGGGAATGTCTTTGATAAGAAACTTATAGATCCTGTATGGGAAACCGTAAGTTTAAAAATTCGGAAATACAAGCCTTTTCTAAATATCAACGTGTTCCAATATAAACAACTTTTACGGGAAATAGTTAATGAGTAAATTCTTTGATTCTGAATTGATTCGGGAAGAACTTGAAGAAATCAATGAACTTCAAAGGTTCATTTACGGAAGTATTCTTTCTTTCGGTTCAATGTCCCGTGAAAATAAATTAGAACACATTGAAAAAATGATTTTGTTGCTAGAAAAGCAACGAATTATGTACACAAGACTTTCTCTTTCTGATGACCCAAAAGCGATTGAGATGAAAGAAAATCTGAAAAAATCTGTGGCAATTATGGGATTCCCACCAGACACAGATATTAGTTTACTTTTTAATAGTATGAATAAAACTATTGAGTCTCTGAAACAATTTATTGACAGATGAGACTATTCTTGTTATAAATAATAATGGAAACTGGAAGTTAATAAAAAAATGAAAGTTGTATATGAGTTTGTAAATAAAATTAATGGAAAAATATATGTTGGTCAGGCAAAAGATTTTAAGTCTAGAATAAGATGTCATAGATGCAATGCTAAATCCTATAAAAATACAAATCCTTTTTATAATGCAATAAGAAAATATGGATGGGATAATTTTACTATTAATATTATTGAAGAATGTGATGTTAAATTATTAAATGATAGAGAAGAATATTGGATACAAGAAAAAAACTCTTTGTATCCAAATGGTTATAATCTTATGAAAGGTGGTAATCAATATGAGATGTCCGAAGATACAAAAAAGAAAATATCACAAATAAGAAAAGGGATGAAATTCTCTCCAGAACATATTGAGAACTTGAGAAAATCTCATTTGGGCAATAAACTATCTGAAGAGACAAAAAGAAAATTAAGTGAGATAAACAAGGGAAAAATTCATTCCGAAGAAACTAGAAAAAAATTAAGATATTCTAATCCAAATAGGAAAGAAGTTGGGAGATTTAATAGTGGGGGTAGTTTAATATGCAAATATGAAAGTATTAAAGAATCTGCTAGAATACTAGGGTGCAATGTGGGGCATTTATCGGAGTGCTGTCGAGGGAAAAGAAAATTAATAAAAATTTTAGGTTCGGATACTCTTAGATACTTGACTTCAGAGAGCATCTGATATATAATATGTGTGTTGGCAACTCACACAAAATAAAATCCAACAAATTCAATTTATCCAAAAAATACAAATGTCTTTTTCAGATTTAAAAAAACAATCCAAACTTGGTTCTCTCACTGCCAAACTTGTTAAAGAAGTTGAGAAGATGAATTCTTCTTCTAGCTCTTCTGATGATCGGTTATGGCGTTTAGAATGTGATAAAAGTGGCAATGGTTATGCCGTCATTCGTTTCCTCCCTGCTCCTGATGGGGAAGATCTTCCTTTTGCTAAACTTTACTCTCATGCCTTCCAAGGACCTGGTGGTTGGTATATCGAAAACAACCTCAGCACAATTGGACAGAAAGATCCAGTTGGTGAACTAAACTCCGAACTTTGGAACAACGGTACTGATGCTGGTAAGGAACTTGCACGTAAGCAGAAACGTAAACTGACTTATATCAGCAATATCTATGTGGTCAAGGATCCTACCAATCCCGATAATGAGGGCAAAGTCTTCCTTTATAAGTTCGGTAAGAAAATCTTTGATAAGATTACTTCTGCTATGCAACCAGAGTTTCAGGATGAGACTCCTATCGATCCTTTTGACTTCTGGCAGGGTGCTAACTTCAAACTGAAGGCAAAGAATGTTGCCGGTTATCGTAACTATGACTCCAGTGAATTTGCCCCACAAGGTGCTCTTCTGGACGATGATGATGCGATGGAAGCAATCTGGAAGAAACAGTATTCTCTCGCAGAACTTATTGCTCCAGATCAGTTCAAGACTTATGATGAACTGAAGAAGCGTCTTGATTATGTTCTTGGTAACAAAGGAACTCGTCGTCAAGACCCCGAAGTTGCCGATGAGGAAGAGACTTCTCGTGGTCCAGTTCGTGAACTTGATGAAGATCTTCGCACCGAACTGAGTAACCTAAGTTCTTCTAAGTCTTCTTCTTATGATGAAGAGGATGATGACACGATGTCATATTTCGCAAAATTGGCGGAATAGTTATAATGGGGAGGGAAACCTCCCCTTTTTTTATGGCATCGTGACTCTGGTGTTCTCTGTACGAATCAGAGTTTTATCAACATATTGTGAAGATTTATCATAATACATAATTTTTCTCATATCATTTAAGTACTGTTGTAAATATACTTTTTTGAGAATATAAATTGATCTTTTTTTATTATTTTTGCGAACTTCATATTCATAATTACTGATACCAACAACAGGAGTTAATGTTGCCATATAATCATCTGGATCTCGAATTGAAAAATTATAGTCAACAACATTACCCGCAGGAAGAATTAAACGACCTCTGGAGTCTCTAACTTCTTTAGTCTCATAATGATGATTGGAATTTAAATTTTCCTTATAAAGTTCTTCTGCATATTGGTAGATATCTCTATCAGATAATGGCCATTCATTTCTTACGTTTACAATACCGGCAGTTAATAGAACTACCCAATCCAAATCTGCTTTACCATAAAGTTCTTCTGCAACAGTATCAGGTCTTGCTCCATCTGAAATTTGATACTTATTAAAAAGTGTAAAAACATTTTGCAAATCGTCACGAAGTTTGACTCTGCGAAATAAATTCTTGGCGCGAACATATGCATCTGAAGATACTCTATCGACAAAAGGCGATTGATACTCCAGGTCTGGTAACTCCCGAAAATATGACATTTTAGTAACCTACTCCGTCGTTATCAGTAAGACCATCATAATCACTAAAGTAAACTGGATTTAATTCTTGAAATGAAAGTGTAAGTTTCATATGAACTGGTGTTGCATCTTCATAAGTTGCATAAGCACCAGAAGCAGTATAATCCACATTCATAGATTTTAATGCACATGGTTTAAATGTATTTAAGAATGGATGTTTTTTATTTCCACTTCGATATTCTAATTGGAATATATTCGGGGAACTAATAAACAATCCTGCACCAGCACCACTTGAATTTCTAGCAGACATTGATTTTTTAAATGTTCTTATAATATTTTTAACTGCCATTGCTTCGTTTTGCTCCCTTGGTGCAAAATTGAATGAGAAATTAAATGATCTTAACATAACTCCTTTGAACAGAAGTTCCATATTTGGATTAAGAACCTGACCAGATGATCTAGAAAGAAGACCTTCTGCACTTACATTTGCTCCTAAGTTATTGACTGCCATTGCCGCAAAATAATTAGTAACTAAATCTTGCCCATTTCCACTAGTAGCCACATTTTTTATTGCTGATGTAAAATCCGTTATTCCTTTTTTAGGATCTCCTGCTATAGTCTGTTGCGCTCCACCAACTAGTGCTGCAGAAATGGGATTTAAACTATCATCTCCCCAATCAACAGAATTTTCATCAGAGATTCCTTGTGGCATAGGAAGAAGAATCTGATATAATGGTTTTTTTAAACTTCCATTTTTTGCCAATGCCTCAGGAGAATTTAATGCCTGAGTAGAATTTCTTTGAATAAGATTTGATGGATTGGTACTTAAACCTGGAGGAACATAATCCACAACAAGAATCTGCAGATAATCATCAAAATCATCTATTCTTTTTTGTGGATACCTGAGAAGTTCCGTCATTTAGATTTTCTAATTATTTAGACTATGTTTGTAATATTTCTGCATATGGAACATCATGAAGATAATCAAACTCTTCACCCTTTTGAACTCTATGAAATGAACTTTCAACTCCTTCCCAAACATAATTTCTATGATCTGACCAATGAACATTATATCCTTTGAATCCTGATAAACTAATTGATTCGACCATTAATAATGGATGTTGGTCATAAAGAATTCTTGGTGTTTTTGCAGTATAAACAAATGTGTATATATTTCCTGGTCTTGGATATTGTTCAGTATCATCAAAAACTTCTTGAATAACTGCCATAATTTCATTCGGTGTATCAACTCCTATTGAAATTCTTTGCATCATTATTTCAACTCTGCTTAATTTTTTAATTGGTGGAGCAGAATTTTGATAATCTCTATCCGATTTTATGAGAGAGATTAATTTTTCTTTTGTTAATTTAGCATAATTACTTGTAGATCCTTGTCCAGAATCTGTCTGATAATATAAGGTATATTCTTTTGCAATACCAACTAATTCACTCTTACTATATTCTTCTAGTGATTTTTCGTATCCGGTAAGTGCCATTATTTGATACCTAAGTGATCTTCAGTAAACACCCTGAACTCCCATTGACGATCTTTACAGAATTCTTCTGCAGCTTTCCATTTCGCCTGATTCTTTGCATACTCATAAACCTCATAGATATATCCTTTCGTCTTTCTCTTTTGTGGTATTGGTTCCACGGTTTGTTTCTTAGGTTTAATTTCGATTATACATTTTTTAATTTCACCACTACTTTCCTTTACTTTGATATAAAAATCAGGAAAGTACTTATGTATCTTGTTGTCAATAGGTGATCGGTAAGGCAATGCAAAAATTTCACTGCCCCATTCAAGAATATTTTCATTAAGATCGCAATATTTCATGAATTTGCGTTCCCATAAAGATCTGTATATGATGTTAGTTGGATCACCTTTATATTTTTTAGGATTATCTGGTTGATATTTTCCTTTATACGACATCTAAATATAGTATAAGACCTTAAGAGTATTTAGAGTGTCCACAGCACGTCCTCGCAAGATATCGCAGATTAAACCACTTTTCGGCAATCTTGCACAAACCAGTCATTACCAAGTATCCTTCGGGGGATTATCAAGACTTCTTGAAAGTCATTTAACTTTGCGGGGGATTGATTGGAGATTTGTTGCGGAGGATGCTGGGTTATTATGTTCTTCTGCATCATTGCCAGGAAGTTCTCTTGCAACTACTGATATTGTTAATGATGTTACAGGAGTCACTGAGAAGATGGCTCATACTAGAATGTTTAATGCAATTGATTTGACATTTTATGTTGATAAAGAATATAAAATGATTAAATTTTTGGAGCACTGGATAGAATTTATTGCTGGTGGATCTAGACCAATTTCTTCTGCAAACAAAGGATATTTTTTCAGAATGAAGTATCCTAAAGATTATAAGACTGATGGGGTTAAAATTTTAAAGTTTGATAGGGATTATGAAAATGAGATAGAATATAATTTTTTTGGATTATTTCCAATTTCAATGTATTCTCCAACGATAGCATATAATGAATCTCAAATATTGACAGTAACTGCGTCTTTTAGTTATGAAAGATATGTTTGCGGTTCTATTAGAAGTTTGGATATAAATTATTTGAGAGACAATAATAAGCAATCTGAAAATATAACAGCATCAAATTATGCAGATGCATCTAATTCCAATAGACTTGCAACTGGAAGAGATGAATTAATATGGAGAAATCTCAAGCAGGGTACAGGAAGATTAGATGATCCAAGACCAAGGGGAATATCTAATTCTACTACTGCATCTTTCAGAAATAGTGGATGGTTTTCTTTTGGTGATGCTTCTTCAGGACCACCAACTACAATAACCGGAACAAGTAGAAATTCTGCTGTTACGGCAATTCAATCTGATGGGGTATAAATAACAGCATCTGAATTCTATAGGTTATTATGCCATTACCAAAGATTGTGACTCCAATTTATGAGTTGGAAATACCTTCATTAAACAAAAAAATTAGATATCGTCCATTTCTAGTTAAAGAAGAAAAGATCCTCATTATCGCAATGGAGAGTGAGGATAATAAGCAAATCGCAAATGCAGTTAAGACCGTAATTTCGAATTGTATTTTGAGCAAAGGAATTAAGATTGATGATCTTGCCACATTTGATATTGAATATTTGTTCTTAAATATTCGTGGTAAGTCGGTTGGTGAGACTGTTGATGTATTGATTACTTGTCCGGATGATGGTGTAACAAAAGTTCCTGTCAGCATCAATCTGGATGAGATTTTAGTGCAAGATCAAGAAGGACATTCAAGAGATATTAAATTAGACGATACTTTGACAATGAGAATGAAATATCCTTCTATGGCAGAATTCATTAAGAACAATTTCAATAGTGGAGAAGGAATTGGTGTTAATGAATCCTTTGATCTAATTTGTGCATGTATTGGCCAAGTTTATTCTGAAGAGGAGTCATGGATTGGAAGTGAATGCTCTAAGAAAGAACTTTCTGAATTTGTTGAGCAGTTAACTTCCAAGCAATTTAAGGAAATTGAGAAGTTTTTTGAAACCATGCCGAAACTTTCTCATCTTATTGAAATTAAAAATCCAAATACTGGTGTTGAAAGTGAGGTTGTATTGGAAGGCCTCCCTGCTTTTTTCGTGTAAGTATGGCTCATAATGATCTTGCGTCATACTTCCGAACTAATTTTTCTTTGATGCAACACCATAAATACTCATTAACAGATCTTGAAAATATGATTCCTTGGGAAAAGGAAATTTATATTACACTATTGCAACAATATATTGAAGAAGAAAATCTCAAGAATCAACAATCCTAATGGCTGTCATACCATCACCACTTTCCAATTCCATTCGAGGTATTAATGAGAGTACCGTATCGGGAAGTATTTTTGGTGGTGGAAATAAGGTTGATGCACAAACTCAGTCTTCAATAAATGCAAATACTTCTGCAGTAGCATCAATGCAGAAGCAGGTTAATGAATTATCACAAACTAATGCACAAATTCTTACCAATCTAACTCAAATTGGAAGTTTTCAAGCACAAGTAGATAGTGTTAGACTTCAATTGAATGGGATTAGTGATACATTGCAGTCGGTTGCAACAATTACTGCAAGTGAAAGTGCTTTAGAAAGGCAGAAAGATCTTTATGAACAACAACAACAAAAAAGATTAGCAGAGGCAGGCGCACGGGGAGGACAAGAAGGTTTATTAGAAACTAAAATTCAGAGTGCCTTATCAGAACCAGTAAAGCGTATTGGTGATAAGGTATCATTTGGTTTCAATAATTTGATGAGTTTTGTAATGACACTTCTTGGTGGATGGTTAACCACTCAAGGAATTAATGTCTTAAAGGCACTTCAAGATGGTGATAAGAAGAAACTAAATGAAATTAAAGATTCCGTAATTAAAACTCTTTTAATTGCTGGTGGCGTATTTACTATTATTAATGTTGGTATAGGTAAAGTTATTGGAACTATTACTGGACTTGTAGGAAAGATTGCAAAATTTTTAGTTGGTGGATTGATTATTAAACCATTCCAACTGGTTGCAACTGCATTGAGAGGTGCTTTACCTGGAAGAACTCCACCACCACCTAAAGGTACAGGACCTAAAGGACCAAAATTGGGAGGTGGTGGACTTTTATCGGGAATTGGTAATATTATTACTGGTGTAAGTGGGGCGCTGAATTTTCTCAATGGTGAAAATGTTGATGGAGCATTAGCAGCGATTTCTCTTATTCCCGCTAAGGGAAAAGTGGGATTTGGAATTAAAGCAGCAGCTGGTCTTGCATTTGGTATTGACGAAGTTCTAGAAATACTTGGTAAAAACTTTACTGGGGCAGATCCTCAAAAACTTGCATCCAAGAAAAAAGAATTAGAAGAAGCACAAAAAAATAAAAAAAATAAACTTATATCATCTCCACTTAAAAAAGATGAACCACCAAAACCAGCAGCTGCTAAACCTGCTCCAACAACTTCTATGACTCCCCCTGCAAGTAATTTGCAGATTAACACACCAGATACTTCAAAACCAACAACTTCTGCTTCATCTCCTGAGATGGTTTCAAAATTTGAACAGGCATGGCAATATAAAGATAATCCTTTGGCAAGAGGAAGAATTGAAGGCGCCTGGAATAAAATGAGTCCAGAAGAACAGAAACATGCAAAAGATTGGGCAACATCAACAGGTAAAGATTGGAATGAAATGAAATTACCTGATGCTAATATTTCTAAAGAATCTGCAAAACCAGCACCATCACCAAGTTCTGCATTACCACTAATGCCATCGGCACCAGCAGAAACTTCTTCAAAACCTTCTACACCAGAAATAACTCCAGCACAAACAACAAAGATGCAAACTGTTTCATTTAATATTGGACCAGAACCTGAACCAAAACCAAATATAGTTTATGCTCCTTCTGGATCTTCTGCTCCTCCACAAAAGCAACCATTGAGTACTGGTTCTGCTAGTGATGTTCCTCTTATCCCATCATCTAATCCCGATAACTTCTATACATTATATTCCCAAATTAATTATAATGTAGTATTATAATATGGCAATAAAATTAGCACCGGGAATTAATATTACTAATGTTTCAAAGGGGATGAATTCCCTTAATACTGGATTGGGAAATTTAAAAAAATCTTCAGATTCTATAAAAACTGTTACTCTCAATAGAACAAAAATAAAACGAGAATCTTTTGCCAGAGATAAAATTCTTTCAAATATGAGAGAAGAAGCAATTCGAAGAAAAGATCAAGAAAGTATAATCGAAGCATCTGGTATTGGTGGTGCAATGAAAAGAACTGCATCAGTTATTGGAGATAGTACAAAAGGATTTCTTAGTAGAATACTTGATTTTGCGTCTAATCTTTTACTTGGTTGGTTGCTTTATAATTTGCCAACCATTATGACGGCAATTGAAGATTTGATTACTCGAATTAAATCTTTATATGGAATATTGACCGATTTTATGACAAATATTAAAGATACATTTGAAAATTTTGGAAATCTTCTTTCTGGTGTATATCAGAATGTTACTCAATTTGATTTTACTGATGACTCAAAAAGAGTCCAGAGTGCAATGGACGATTTGAATGTTAATCTTGAAACAATGCGTGATCAATTCCTACAAGGATTTGATATTCTTAGTAAACCTCTTGGGGAAGGACCTGGAGAAGAACCAGTTCCAGAAGTGAATACTGATTATACTCAACCTGGACCAACTAGTGGTGGTGATGTATCTGGATATGGAACTAAAGAACAACAAGCATTATTAAAAACTATTAGATTTGCTGAAGGAACTGCAGGACCTACTGGTTATAGTATGTTTTTTGGGGACAAATATGGAAAATCAAAATATGGAGATTTGACCAAACTAAGTGCCAATGAAGTTGAAAAATTAGTCACTAAATTCTTAAACGACCCACAATCAAGATATGGTGGTGAAAAATCTGCTGCTGTTGGTGCATTTCAGATTATTGATATTACAGCGAAGGCACGATCTTTGGGAATGAATATGAATCGAAAATTTGACCAAAATTTTCAAGATGAAATGGCACTTCGTCTCGCTGCTGCAAGGGGTGTAACTTCTGAGGTATTGAAAAAAGAAGGTCTTAGTGAAACAGTTATTAAAAAACTTTCTCCAGAATGGGCGTCTTTTCCTGGAAATACTTATGGACAACCAACAAAAAGATCCCAAGACTTAAAATCAGTTTATCAATCTTCTTTAACTTCTCCCACAAAACCAACTCAATCAACTAAAGCAAGTGGAAATGCTACATTTGGTGAAACTGGAAATGTAAGAAATGCGCCTAATTGGGTTCATGGGCATTTTCAGACTAATTCTGGAACAGCAAATGATATTGTTAATGATACAGCACCGATTGTAAAAGGATTATTAAATTCTGGTATTACGCCTGAGTTAAGTGGGGGGCAGAAGTTTTCGAAAAAAATGTCTATGGAAGAAATTAAAAAATTAATAAAAATTGGTTTATCTCAACATGGGCATAGTGGGGATGGACGTTCGGTTGATATTTTTGTTCCTAAAGGGACAAAAGTTCCATTTCCAATTTATGATGTAAGAAATACTGGAGGTAGGGGGGGAGTAACCGCAATATTACCAGGAACAGGAAAGGTTTGGGTGGGGCACTTAGATCCAAAATCTAAATCTGGTGGAACAAAACCTACTGAACCTTCTTCTTTAGCACAAGTTTCACCACCAAAACCACCAGGACAAAATGTTCCTTCAGTGGCGCAAAATAAAAGAGGTCAACAAATTATAATTGCAGATAATCCCCAACAACCTCAACCTCAACAAGTTTCTGCAGGTGGTGGTGGATCACAATCACAAATGATTCCTATTGAAAGTTCATTAAATAGTCTTATTAAGAATCAAATACTTCTAGAGTTGGCGTACACATAATGGCAGCAATTAATAAGTCAATTTATGAGGAATTGATATTAGAATCAAATGATCAGAAGAGAACAATTGATATTAGACAAGGTACTGTGTCAATTGATTATTATGAGGATATTTTTTCACCAACAATTACTGCCAAGATCAGAGTAGTTAATACTGGAGATACAATTCAGGCGCCTGATAAGGAAGGAAATCCTGACGGAGAAAAGCAATCAATTTATAATGGTCTTCCTCTTCGTGGTGGTGAAAGAGTTTCATTGAAGATAAAAGGTAACTCCAATAACAATCCCGGATTAGATTTTGCTACAAATCAAAAAGATTACTTATATGTCTCAAGTATTACTGATATCGTATCCGAATCTCAAAGAGAAACCTTTCTATTACATTTAACTTCAAGAGAAGCAATCACGAATGAAACTTCAAGAGTCGGAAAAAAATACAAAACAAGTTCGACAATTGATGCATCAGTAACAGATATTCTCAAAAATTATTTAAAGACCGAAAAGATTGGAACGATTGATAAGACGCAAAACAAATATGGATTTATTGGCAATCTAAGAAAACCATTCACAATCTTAGTATGGTTAGCATCAAAAGGAGTTCCTGCAGAAATTTCTGGAGATGCGACGGCAGGATTTGTATTCTATCAAACACGAGAGGGATTTCAGTTTAGATCTATTGATAGTCTAATCTCACAAAAACCAGATCAAATTCCGACATATACTTATACGCAAGTTAATGAATCCGGAACGACTAGAGATAATGATTTTGCAATTTTAAATTATAAAACAGAGAAGAATCAAAATTTAATCGAAAAATTGAGACTTGGTTCTTATGCAAGTTATCGTATGTTTTATAATCCATTAACATTTGAATTTACAGATCCCCAAAAAGGAATATTCACGACTGATGATTATGTAAGTGGTGTAAAGAATCTTGGACAAAAACTTGAACTTCCAAAAATTTCTAATGATTCTAATATTGATCTTGGACATATTCCAACCAGATATTTAACTCAGGTACTCGATATTGGTACAATGGAAAAGGATGTTTCTACTGATGTAAATTCCGATCCATTTAAGTATCAATCTCAGGCGATCATGAGATATAATATGTTGTTTACACAAACTATGAGTATTATTGTAGGATCAAATACAAATTTAAAAGCAGGAGATATCATTAGATGCAATTTTCCCAAAATTTCGAGAGGAGATAAGGGAGAATATGATAAGGAGCAAAGTGGACTATATATGATAAAAGAACTGTGCCACCATTTTGATAGTGATGCATCGTATACTTCAATGAAATTGATCAGAGACACTTTCGGAGCACATGGGACAAACGACAAATGATACAAGAATCCTTATTAAAAACTAATTTCCTAGGAAGAGACGGATTTCGTTGGTGGATCGGACAGATTCCTCAAGAAAGTGCTCATGGTGGGCAAATTAATGGTGCTGGATGGGGAAATAGATTCAAAGTTCGTATCATGGGATATCATCCATATGATCTTACAGAACTTCCAGATGAAGACTTGCCTTGGGCGCAATGTTTGCTTCCAACAACTGCAGGTACTGGGGCAGCAAATCATGTAACTACAGTAAAAGTATCCCCTGGTGATGTTGTTTTTGGATTTTTCTTAGATACTGATAATGCACAGACTCCTGTAATTATGGGATGTTTTGGAAGAACTTCACAGGTTCTTACTTCTAATACTCCAGGTCCATTTCAACCTTTTACTGGACAAACTAGCAAAATTAATAATGACGGAACAGCATTAAAAAAAGATGAAACAAGTGAGCAAAATGCCGAATCTGCAAAATCACCAAGAAATGTATCTCCAGAACAAGCAAAAAATATTGGAGATGATGAAATCTCATATTATAGTGCAATCGGAGATAAGATTCAACTTGCAAATACTGTCAAAAACACTCTTGTCAACAAGATCTCTACGGAAATCAATAATTTACTGAATAAAATCAAAGCACCTGCAATCTTTACTAATATCAAAAATGAAATTAATCGTGTAACTGAAAAGATTCAGGCGATTATTAATGGATTAGTTGGTAATATGGTGAATACGTTATTTAAAAAATTGTCATCATTATTAAATCAAGGATTAAAATTATTATATCAAAAAGTTTATAAATTAATTTTTCTTGCAACAAAAAATCCCGCAATCGCACATGCTGCCGGAGTAGCAGTGCAAACTGCAATGGTTATACCAGTAAAGGCATTACAAGAAACAATTTCATGTGTTCCTGGCGCCATTATTAGTGGATTGGGAAGTGTGATTAAAGAACTTCTCAATTCTATGATTGACAATGTTGAGAATTTTGTAAGTTGTGCGGCTGATCAATTTTCGGGAGCACTAATTAATGATATTATTGGAAAAATAACAAGTGGATTAGGTTCCGCAATTGGGGGAATACAGAGTATTCTTCAATTTTTTCCTTCCTTTGGTGTCGATAGTTTCTTAAGAACAAGTTCTGATGCAATCATGGGTCTTGTTGGATTATTTGATTGCAATCAAAGTAAGGGAAAGGCAAATGGTATTGTCGATCAATGGATAATTGGGCAAGGCCCTTCAAATGTTCCTGCACCAGATTTTGCAAAAATTTTGCAAAATGCAAACATTGCCAAAGGAATTGGACAAATTGCAAATATTGAAACAATTGGTTCGGAGGATCAAATAATTTCAAATAATTTCTTATCTAGTGTTATTGTTCAAAATGCAATTAGCGACATTACAAATATAATTACACTACCTAATCTTGCAGGAATAACCACAGGAGGATTTATTATTTCTGGAACTGGTGAATTAATGCAAATTAATAGTTTTAATTCAAATACAAATGAAGTTTCAGTAAAAAGAGCATATTCAGGAATTGCTACAAATTATGTAAGCGGATCATCATTTACTATAACCAATACCGTACCCCAAGAATTTTTAACAAAATCAGTTGAATCTTCACCATTTAATCAAAAATATGGAGTATTTGATATCTTTAGTTCTGTAACAAGGAATTCATCTACTAATGGTTGTTATACCGGAAAACCTACTTATTGTGGCGCTCCTACGGTTACTATTTTTGGTGGTGGTGGAGAAGGTGCGGCCGCAATTCCATTATTGGGAGCAATTATTGGATTTACTGGAAGCATCATTGGAGTAAAACTAACTAATGGTGGATCTGGATATAGATTCCCACCATTTGTAGAAATAGTTGATAATTGTAATCAGGGTTATGGTGCGATAGCAAGAGCGACAATTAATGATACTGGCGAAGTTAATTCAATTTATATTGTTTCTGAAGGAGAAAATTATCCAATTGGAAATGTATATGAAAATACATCAGTAATTAATAACCTAAATGATATTCAAAAGAATTCATTTGTTGCTGGGAATTATATTGTTAAGAGTGTTTTAATTCAAAATCCTGGACAAAATTATAATCAAATTGATACTGCAATTGATCAATTTAATAATCAATATTCAATTGAAGTCTTTGAGGGATATATTAATAAAATTGAACCAATAAATATTGGTGGGAATACTACTATAGTTAATGATCTTCCTATAATTGTCATTAAATCTGATACTGGTTTTGGTGCCTTATTGAGACCTTTATTGGATATAGTACCTGCAAAATTCCAGGGTGAAGTAAAACAAGTAATCGATTGTGTAACATAAAATGGCGGAAAGACCTTTTGATAAACAAAACTGGCAAGGAAGAAGTCTAACCAGTTTTGGTCCAAAGTTTAGATTAGATATGAATAATCCTACAATGGGATTAAATGGTACTGATGTATATAACTTGTATGCAGTTACTGATAGTAAAGATGTTTGTCTTACGGGATTGACTGAAGGAGCAACCTATCATATTTACAATGATCATTCAATAGAAATTGTTGCTGGTCAAAAAAGTGAATCAAATGGTGTGGATATTATAATTACTGGTAGAAATGGTGATATCTGTATTACTGCAGAAAAAAATGGTAGAGTAAGAATTCGTGCTCAAAACATCATGATTGATGCTGACGAGGATGTTGATATTAAAGCAGGAAGAAATATTATACTAGATTCTGGTTCTGGAAGACTTCTTATTAAATCAAATAAGGCAGATTGTGATGCTCTTGCTGGAAATCTTGCCCCAAAAGGAACTAGTTTTGGAGAAATTGTTTTTGCCGGAACTTACGTTGGTTCAGATATTATTACAGAAACATTCCGTGGTGGTATAGCTTCAATTATAGGGTTATAAAATGGCAGATATTTTTGTTACAGGTCAAGAAGCATATTTTAATGAAGACGCAAAATTCTTTAAGGACGTTTATATTTACGGCAAATTATATTATGATTTCGATAAAAATGTTTTAATAAAAGTAGACAATCTTGATGTAACAGGAGCAACAACTTTTAATGGTCCTGTAGTATTTAAAGATGATGTTATTTTTGAAAAAGATGTTTTAATTAAAGGTGACTTATATGTTGAAGGAAACGCGAATGTAGGAATTCTTACAGTCAGAAAAAGATTAGATGTTGGAATTGGTGGAACCGTATTAAGAGCAATTGCAGATCTTGAGGGACTTCCTTTTACAACTGGAAAAGTAGGAATAGGAAGCACGTATCCCAAACAAGCATTGGATGTAATTGGGACTACAATTGTTAGCCAATAAGTTGGTATTGGTGGAACTACATTACCTGAACAAGCATTGGATGTAAGTGGAAGTGTAAAGA